TGGCGGTTTAACCATCGCATTCTTTGTATCATCGGACATCTTGAACTTCTGCATATCAGTCTTCTCGGTTATCGTCTGGGATTGCTGGTTGCGCTGATCTTGAACTTTTCCTAGGAATTCATTGATCTTCTTAAGGCTGAATTTTCTATGAGGAATTGGCATACTCCAGACGTCTTGCCAGCTAAATCCTCCATTTCCATGATAAACTAACTCAAAAACTTCCTGGAGAAATACTGGTCTATACTCTAAGCTTGGAAAAAATGGACAATGAATATATTCAAAACCTTCTTTGGGCATAATTTTTATTTTCTCTTACAGTTATCAAAATGATATCGAGTCATTAGTGGAGCTGCTCCTTCTTTATTTCAATGAGGACATTTTACTTTTCTATGAGGTACTCCAATATAAAAAACCTCATTCTTGTCCAGTCTTACATGTCGATATACGTACGCCATATACTATACTTCTGTTCCTGGGAAAAAAAACGAAGCAAACATTGGCAAATCTATTTCTGATTCTGTTCCGTCTTTAAAGGTAATATTAATTTTTGTTGATATATCAGGAGTCACTGAGTTTATGTATTTTCTTAGCTCTACTGAATCTCTTGACATCAGGGCTTGATCTACAAACTCACGAATAGTCTTTGTTGTATAATCTCCATTTACTGATGTAATCTGATGTTTCATTCGTAAACTAATAGCCCCTGGCTCAGTTCCTAGCGCTTTCTTTAGACCTTTTGCTTCATTATCGATTCGCTTATCGTCTCCTACAGTAAGTAGCCTAAATGTGATCTTATTCTTTGAAAATGGTAATGTAAATTCAAATTCATTCTTTCCAGTAAATAGACTCTCATCTATCTTCTTATATTCCATTGTTTGAAGATCTGCATTAATAACCTCTTCTTCTCCGGTTTCTGGATGTTGGTATTTGAATTGATAGTCCTTGCCATAGGCTAAAATCCTTGCAGCAATTAAAAGTCCATTTCTATCTCCTAATATTAGATCATCATAATTAATGTCTGTGGAGATTAAGGCTTTAAGTGTCTTCTCAATTGCTGTGCCATTTTTGAGATTATTCACATTAGTGAGTATGTCTTCGTGTCGAGCTGTCATATACTGCATTTCAATTTCTCCTTTTGAAAGAGGATTTTCTTTTGCGTAGATTAATCCCTTGCTTGGGAGTTCTATCATCTCTGTTGGAACTGTAAATTTTTGTTCTGCCATGTGTAACTTTGTTTATTATATATATTGAGGTTATAAGTTTTCCTCTATCAAAAGAATATAATGAAACTTTTTTAAAAAGAAAAAAGCTCCTTTTGAGTGGAGCTTCTTTTTTTTATGGTGTTTTGGTATTGCCTTTTATTTATAGTAAATACTGTGATCTTGTAGAAATTGATAGTATTTACTGGATTTGGTTTTTAGCTTTAGATTATTTTCATACTTTGCTCCATTTAAAACTTCGTGAAATATAGAGCAATTCATTCCTAAAATCTTTGATAATTGTAATGCAGATCCAGCTTCTATTTTCTCTCCAGTAATTTTATTTTTGCAAATCACTGAACCCTTACTAGCTCTAGAATCTTCTCCTATTTTACCTAATTTTGATAGTGTAGCAGATTTTGATATATTTAATCTTTGCTCATCTGTAGGAATCCAATCTTTTTTACCCCCTATTCCATTTTTATTCCCCTTTAGCTTTATTGCTATATTTTCTCTATGAGATTTAGATTTTTTTCTTTTCCATAGTTTCATAAGGGCTTCTCTGGCTACTGCATATTCTTCTTCACTAAGTTCTAAATCTCCGCTATACGTCATTCTATGAAATGCCCAAAGAAATTTATATCTATATAGCGGATGTTCTTTATAGCATTCTGCAAGTATCTTATGCGTTCTATAATGTTCTCTAGCAGTTAGTAGTACTGTAGAGCTTTTTTTACCATACTCAGCTAAACATTCTGGGACTATATGATGTGCTTCATAGTATGTATCACCACCTTTTTGTCTATTTTCTAATAAAGCCTGTCTTATTATTTTAAAGTAACTTGTAAGCATGAAAAATCCTCCTTTATTATAAATATCGGAGGATTTAGTTCGTTAGTAATTTAGAATAAAAATATTCTAGTAATTGAGGATTAATAATTTAAAATACAAAAATCGCAACCGAGTGTCAATGTTAACTCTGTAGGATCTGATGTAGACCAGTCATAATTACCAGCTGAGAATGTTTTTATAAATGCACCTTTTACGATCCACTCACTTACTATATCTCCTACTGGTCCTATTATATCCAATGTTACATCTTTCTTATAGAAGTCAGAATAGCCATCGCGACCAGTAACTGATTCATGGTGTAATCTGACCCACTCCATACAAGCCTGTTGACCTGAAGGTGATATTGGATTGTAAAGAGAAAGCTCAATGTCTTTCCACTCTGCTTTACCTTTTATCTTGAAGTAAGTGTTGATGTGATCTAATTTGATCTCTCCCATTTCAACGCTTGGTGCTGATGCCTTTTTAATCATATATGAAGGAATACCGTCAATGTACATGATAAACCTATTACTTACTGTAGGTTCAAATGCTGTATAAAATATTTCTGATGGATCCAAAAGACCTGCCATATTATTGTAGTTTTATTATTGTTGTTCGTTTATAAATATACTTACTTTGCTTTTTTTGCCTGTCCTTTCCACATTGCTGCTGCTGCAACTGCCTTAGGATCTTTAGCCCCTGATTCTTTTGCTTTCTTTTCTACTGCTGAGAATCCTTTGCCTTTTTTACCGATGTCTTTTCCAGCTTTTGCCTTTTTAACTACTGCAGATTTCTCCTTTTTGGTAAGACCTGCAGATGGTTTCTTTTTAGCTTCATTCAATACTTTTCCTTTAATGGACTCGTATAATGCCATTGGTATTGTTACTCGTACTATTGTATCTTTGTTCATATTATATGTCTATATAAGTAAGCGATTAACCAAAGGAAACTCCTGTTGGTAGAATATTAAATGTCAAATAAATAAACTCGCTTGTGCGCGTTGGTTGTAAGTATATTGATCCTATAAGCTCGTTTCTGTCTATTGTGGCAGGTGTGTTATTTGTATCATCCATTACAACTGAGAAGCTGTAAAGACCTTGTCTCTGCTGTACGCTTGCAAGATATGGATTCACTGCATTCAGGAATTTATTTCTTGTTACCTGCGTATTTGGTTCGAATACTAAGTTATCCGCAATCTGACCAATATAAGACTTAAGTGCTATTAGCAATCTTCTAACATTAACTCTGTCAAGTGCTGATGCTTTTTGTTGTAGTGTCTTTTGACCGTATATTACTGTACCAACTCCTGGGAATATTGATATTGGGTTTACTTTAGATGAATATAGAGTATTTCTATCGTCAATTGAAAGTTTTCTTTCTGGCTGTAGAACTGTACTCATTCCACCTCTTGTAAAACCTGCTGGAGCAAACCACTCTGCGCCGATCTTATCGTTATATTCATATACTGCTGGTACCATTGTAGAAGCTGGAACAAAATTAGTTTTTCCTGTTTCTATTGATCTTACTTGTACCCATGGCCAATATGTAGCACCGTATGAGTTATCGTATGATTTAGCCAGTGTAGTTATCGTTCCTATATTCTGAGCATATCCGCCCATATCTACTACTGCGATGTTGTCTCCTCTATTCTGTGCAAGAGTTAAAAGAGCGTTGATCTCAGTAGATGCATTCTGTGCTGTTATACCTGGAGCATATACTGAGTTGAATTTATATGAGTCTTTATTTCCAAGAAGGTTTATTGCCAGATCATAGTCTGCTGCATGTAGACCCTGTATATTTGAATTTGGAGTTGATGTTGTAGATGCTACTGTTGGAATTGCTTCAAACATATTTAATGCCTCTATTCCGAAAGATCCATATAGACCACCAGTTGCTCCATTAAATGCTCCGTTTATAGATCCTGATCCTACTAAAGGAAGAGAACTTGTATATTGGCTTTGAGGAGTACCTGCTGCATTAAAGTAGTTTGGAGTATTCAGGTTTACTGATTTTACTCTAACATACTTACTCTTATTCATATAAGATCCAGTAGTTTGCAAGTAGTAATTACCCGTGCTAGGATCTTGAATTGCATTTTGGGTTTGATCT